CCCCTGTCCCTTCTGGGAGAAAGAAGTGTTACCGACTTGTTAAATTAATGTCTCATTTTGAAACATCGCAAGAACAAGTTACCAAAAAGGCTGTCCATTCTTATGGACTCTTACCTATTACCCCCCTAACTGTTAATTTCTACGTGAATAGAAATTACGATATCGACCTGGCTGCTTTCGCAGCTTACTTCGATATCCAGGAGAATAGTGTAAGGAAAATTGAGGAGATGATCCGATCTGTAATTGAATTATATGTTTTATTCGGATTCATCGAACCTCGTAGATGGAGAAAAGTCAAAACGGGTGTGGAGAGTTTACCACATTCTGCCCATGCAATTAAGCACCAAATGACTAACCATCTTATCTATTCCACAGTTTATAAGGTCTGTGGTTTAGAAAAGGATAACGGGGAAGGAACCTGGGCAAAATTCTTTAAGTGGAAATTTGCTGCCTATTTTGCATATAAGATGCAACAGGATATACCAAAGAGACCAGACTTTCTTAAGTCGGTTAAAAAAGGTCTCTGGTCACATACGACCATCCTGGGCGGGATCGCAACAGACTGGGAAATACATTTTGAGCAACAAGCTGAATTTTGGGTGTTTATTCACTCATTAGCTGTCTCATATTTATTTTCTGATTTTAAAATGCTTTCCTTTCGGTCCTTTCTTGATACCTCTCAGCAGCTCAAGAAAGCTGCTCCTGACGTTCCTGATTCAATGGTTGAAAAATCAATTGCTGATACAGTCAAAGAACTAACAGGGGTGCCGAAAGTGTCCGATCCAAGGACAATTACATTCGCACCTTTTCAGACGTTAAAGGTAACTGACACAAACCGGATACTCACGAATTACCCTGTGAGGTTCTTTGAAATTAACAAAGATGCCGTCGTTTGTGAACTCCAACGAACTGTTGATGAGATCTTCGAACATGAGTTCATTTCTTATGAAGATCTTGTTGAACCGTTCTTTCCTAGTACTTCTGCTAACTACATTATGAGTAGGAGCAATCTAGGATCCCTTGCCGTGCTATACGACTATTGTTCATTCGGGAAAATGGGCGATGGTATTATGTTCGGTGAAGAACTACGACCATTAGTTCAAAGGGTAGCACCACATTATGGTGTGTTGGGGGATCAGGAGCAGAGGTCCTACGATCGTGAATTCGAGGCTGGTATTGAACCGCCATCCGAAGAAAGAGTGATCGTTGTTGATCCTAGTCCATTGAAGACTATGTGGGAGGAGGAATACTGGAAGATCTGGGATCTTGCTAAAGTGGAAAAACCATTAGTCCAGGCTGTTGGCCTGCCAGAACCCTTAAAGGTTAGAGTGATCTCAAAGGGACCACCTCTCCTCTACACTGTGCTAAAGCCAATACAAAAGTGGCTTTGGTCTACACTCAAGAAGCATCCTGTTTTTGAATTAATAGGACGATACGTCGTTGAAGACGATGTCAACCGTATCCTGAGTGGGTTAAAGGACTCTGAGGAAGTTACCTCGGGGGATTATGTAGCATCAACCAACCGATTACATGGTTGGGTTTCGGAAACCATCAGTGACCGTATCATGCTCCGACTGGGTGAAAATATACCTAAGAAGGATCTGGAAAGATTACCAGTTAATTACATGACGGATCTTAAAAGATTGATGAAAGTTGCCTTAACTAAGCACATTTTTATGGAAAAAGACAAAGAATTACCCCAGACCGAAGGTCAATTGATGGGTTCAATAGTTTCATTTCCAATCCTTTGTATAGCCAACGCTGCCTTATGCAGGATGGCCCTGGAAGGAGCTTCTCTAGAAAGAAGATCGAAACCCGTTGTTTATCGGGTAACCCGCAATGGAGCGGGGAAGCCAGCACCTCTATTGGTGAATGGCGACGATTGTCTCCTCCGGGGACCCAAGCAAATTCTTCGTGAATGCTGGGAAACCGTCTGCGCTTTTGCAGGTTTAGAGTCTTCAGTAGGAAAAACCTACTTCTCTTCATCATTTTGTACCATAAATTCTACCATCTTTAAAAACTGTGATGGTTATTGGACAGAATCCAAATATGTGAATTTGGGCTTAATGAAGGGTATGAAACGGATGGGTGCGGGAACCAAAAAAGGTTTTCAGCCGCAAATTGGAATTCACCAATTGGGGGTCATATGTCGCGAACTCAAGCGAACATGCCCCTCCTCACTCTGGCCCGTTGTGAAGAAACGTTTTATATATTATAACTCTATAGAGTTAACACGTTACAAGAACCTACCTTGGTTTGTGCCTGAATGGCTAGGAGGGATAGGACTACCCTGTGATAGTTTTGATGAGATCAGTATGCAGGATCGCTGTGCAGCGACCGCTATTAAGTTTCAGATAAATGATCCCAGATGGTGTCCTGTCCTACCCAAGGATATGGCAATGTGGTGTATGCATGAGTTGGTCATGGACTCGCTTCCCAAAAAGGAAGTATGCTTCTTCAAAAAAGTTTGTATGGAAGAAGGGGTCGAAGATCTTGAAGATCATTGGTCTAAGTTTTATAAACTAGCCACAGTCAATCTTATGGCCAAATTGCCATTGACTGATCTTTATGAAGTCTGTAATGACGATAAAAGTACTCATCGTGCATTGGTCAAAAATGACCGTATCTGGAATAAAGCTCGGCGTACAGTTAACGCCCCACCCATGTCGGATGAAGATATGGCTTATTCTCAGAAGAAACTCTACCCACCTGTAATCGTTCGAACAGACTGGACTCGCTTCAACTGCCTCCGTGAGGAGGGGGAGGAGGTCTAACAGTGTTGATCGACGGGAGGGCCCCATCTATGGGGGGTAAATACGTAGATACGTTTAAGGTTGGACGTGACGCGCAACCCAGCGGAGGCATTTCAAAATAATGTTGTAGGCCCTAGATTATAGTCTAGGGAGCCCCGCGCCTGATGGCTTCTGGGTCCAAGTTCGTTGTAATTTTGGACCAGTAAATGCGTTATGAGCATCTCGTTGATGTTGGATAATGGATGAGAGAGTGCTGTTCTTGTAATTCACACGAGTTGTAGAATCACAGAAAGATACCTTCGTTCCTTATCCATCTTCACGGATTGTCTCGTTGTACGCAACATCAGGACTTATAGAGCAGAGGAAAACTGCTCGGAGATCTCTAAATCCCGTATGCGGCTAGTGGAGGGGATGAATTTATACCTTAAGTGGTTTCCAGAGGGACTTATAAGATGGCGCAGCCTTAGGCTGCAGACCTTGTAATTCTTAATCGGACTCCTCTTCCTCCTAGTTATTGCGCTTCAATAAAGAGACTCAAACAATAA